ATAAAACCGATGCTGCTGCCCGTTGAGCTTCGCCAGGAATGCCTGCATTTCGGCGCGGTTGTCGCCGGTCAGGTTGTTGAATTGCAGCGATGCTCTCCAGAGCGAACCCTTGCGCTGTACCGTTTGCACAGCGTTCGTGAGAGGGCTTTGGAAAGTCCTGGTATTGGTTATCAGCTCAAAGGTGTTCGCCGATGGCGTTATCGCTGGGAATGTGTAGGTGGTCATGCGAACCGCCTCCGACGCATCAAATCTTGAATTGTCATGACGGTCTGTTTGCTTGTTTGCTCCATCGCTGCGCGGATCTTCATGTCAACCGAGGCATCTGCGCCCTTGGCGTCGATGTTGTTGACGATGGTTATGCCGCCCATGCCTTGCCCTTTGGTGTGATCAACGACGGTCTCGTTGGGATGCAAGACAGCGGGAAATCCGCCCTTGCCATCGAGGCCGCCAGATCTTGAACCGCTGCCAGTAAAGCCGCCGCCGTCAAACGATTGCGCCTTGATCTGAGCGACCTGGCCTAGACCGCTGGCGACTGTGGCCGCTGCCATTACAAAGTTAAGCGGGGGCGGGTAGCTGCTCATCGCCAGGGTTGCACCCTGGTAGGTTTGCATAATCGCTTGCGCGATCTGAAAAGCCTTATTCATTGCGAACAGCTTTTTATTGTTTGAAGCAATTCCGGCGAACTGGTTGCCAAGCTCGCCGAGAACGTGGGAGGTTTGCGCCGTTGCGCTCATCAGCATAAATTCTTTGCGCTTCTTTTCGCCCGCGACCGCTTGCTCTTGAAAAAACGTCATCTTTTCTTGGATCTTCGCGCCGTTGGTGTCGGCGTCTTGCAATAAGACTTTGCCTGTCGCGTTGTTAGAAATTTCCTCGGCCATCCGTCGGCTTCTTTCTTCAATCGCCGCAAAGGTCGCATCGATGCCTGTGCTGGGAAGGGGTTGCGCCATCATCTCAGAGACTCGCCCGAGAGCAGATCCGATTGCGCCTTCTAGATTCATGCCTATTTTGTCGAGCTTTCCCTCATCAATGAGGTCCATGCCAAAAACACTTGCCACGGCGTTGTAGGCTTCTGCCAGCGTTTTGAATACCGGATTAACTTTTTCGACAATAGTCTTGGCGACGCGCAGCAGACTCACGTTTAATTGAGCAAATCCAAGGCGCAAAAAGAAAACGCCGTCAGCAAGTTTGCCGTAGCCTTTTAATAAGGCCAGAACCACGTCTCTGCCAACCGATCCGAAATCCTCGTTGTCTAGCGCCGCCTGCCTAAAACTATCGGCGACCGTCATGATTAGCGGTGAAAATGATGCTCCGAGCTGGTTGCCTAAGCCGGTGAATACGCCTTTCGCTCTTTCGACCGCATCGTTTGCAAGTTCAATTTTTGCTGCGTCGACTCGATTGATCGCAATGCCCAGGTGATCGGCTTCTTTTGCCATTTCAATCAGGTTCTGCGAACCGCCGCCGAGCATGTTTAAAACTGCCACGCCGCGAGCGCCAAACAGTTCCGTGGCAAGTCTTACTTTGTCTGCCTGGAGCTCGACGCCTTGCATCGCGTCGGCGACCTTGAGCATCTGCTGATCGATCGGCATTTTTTCAAGTAGAGCCGCGCTCAAGCCCAGCTCGATGAAAGCGTCCTTTGCGATGCCAGTACCGTCGGCAGCGTCAGAAACGCCGACTGCTAATTTGACCAAGGATTTTTCAAGCGTTGCGGTTTCAACGCCTGCAAGGTTGGCAGCGTGTTGAAGTCCGGCAAGCGACTGCGTTGCAATGCCTAGGCGGTCAGACACCTTGGCGAGTGCGTCGACGTTTTGCATCGACATTTTGGTCAGCGCAATACCAGCGGCGACGCCAGCGGTTGCGAACGCTGCGCCGATCTTGGCAATTTTTACGGTTGCGGCAGCGGCAGAGTTGCCGACTGATTTGAACGCGGCGGCTGTCTTATCCTTTGCTGTGAGTACTGTGTTATAAGTCGCCGCCACGATCTTCGTTCCTTAGTTTGAAAAATGCTTGCCATTCAAAAAATTCAATTTCAGAGATGCTTTCAATCTCTGCGACCGTCTTGTTCAGATGCTCGGCAAGCTCGAACATGAACCACCGCGCGCGGTCGCTTTTTAGTTTCCCTCGATCTCCTCTTGGCTCGGTTGCAGTTCCGCAATCTCACCCGCGACTCGGATCAGCACATCAGGATCGATCGATCTGCACATCTCGAAAAGGTCGGCTTTTTTAAAGCAGGGGTTGCCTTCGCCGTCAACCAGGTAATAAATCAACGAAAGCGCCAAGCCTTCGTCCATTTGGTCGCCGGTCAATCTTTTCTGGATTTCCATCTTCTTTTTCACGCTGATTTGAGGGCGCACGAAAAAAGTGCCACCCCATTCTGCGATGGTTAAAGGCTTCGGATCAGCCGACAGAACGCCATCAAAATGCGCTTTCGCAGCATCCATAATGCTCATTTACTCAGGTCCAGTTGTTAGTGCTCCGGATCCTTGGAAGCTCAAACTCGCCTCGATCACGCCGTCGTGCGATGCGTTCCGGCTGTGACCTGTAACGAGCACTGACCCTTCGTAATAGACATCTGTTGCAGCAGTTCCTGTGTCTACGGGGGTAAATTTGATTGTCACGACATTTCCAGGCGCTAATGCCACTTGGCCGTCCGTATCCGTAGAATCGTAAAAAACATCACAAGATCCTGTCCAGCTCGTGATCGTGGAAACGTGCGTTGCTACCAGCGAACCCATTGTGGTGGTTTCTGCTGTTGCCGCTGATGCCTCAAGGCTCCATGAGCGCAAATTTGCTATCGCGTTAGATCCTACTTTTACTGTGCCGCCGTTGCCCTTATACGTTGCCATCGTTTTCGTCCTCTACTTTTTGAATTTTCTTAGCCGCCTTTTTGGGTGGCACCTCGTTGGCTGGCTTGTAGCCAGAATTTCTCATTGATTCGACCTGACCAGGGTGCACGTCGATTGTTAATTTGCCGCTTGGTGAAATCATCAGCATTTCATTGCCCTCACAGCGCCACGTCGGGCGCGTTGTTTGCGGTGCGGTATTGCACGTCGAATGTCATCGTTACAATTCCGATCGGCTGATCACCTTCGCCGCTCAGTTGAATATCCGTGCCGGTCAAGAAAATATCTTTCGCCAGGCCGTTGATCTTTGTATCAGCCGCCAAAGCGGTCTCGACCTCTTTCGAGATCGTGTCAAGCGTGTCATCTGTGTTCGCTGTGCCTTTCGCATAACCCTCGATCGTCAGTGTTAGTTCTCGCGCCAGTTCCGGCTGCGCGCCCATCTGGTCTGGCTCGCTTGTCTCGCTATTCGTAAACACTAAAAGCCCTGGCAAATTGTCAGCGGCGAGAGGGTAGACGCGCGACTGATAGACCTTGCTGCCGGTCGTGGTCAATCCGGTCAGCGTGGTCGCCACGCGCTCCCTGATCTGCTTGACATGGTTCGCCATCTATTGTTTTTCCAGTGCGATTTCGCTTATGCCAGTGCCGTCGGGTCTGATCCCGATGACGTTGTAATTTATTCCTGAGATTGCGATCACGTCGCCGTGAGCAATTCCAGGTACTTTTGAAGTCTGGACCGTGATCACCGGTTGCGTCGTCTCGACGCCAACAGTGCCACCGTCTTCAAGATAAAACTCGTTCCGAAAAATAACAGAGATCGCACTAGCACTGCCCCCGCTTGGCGTATAGCTGGCGGCTTGGGCGTGCTCGTCCACATCAAAAAATTCTGCCAGATCCTCAAGAGCCATCGCCTCGCCCTATTTGCCGCGCTTTGTAGTTTTCGGTGCATCGGCTTCTCTGCTTGTTGTCGGCTTTGCCGCTGCTTCGACGGGAACTGCTTTGCCCATTCGAATCAATAGCAATGCGTCTTCCTCTGTTAAGTCATAGGTGCCGCCAGGCTTGCAGTCATATCCGCTCGCAACGACTCCGACTAAAACTTTTACTTTTGCCATCTTCTGCGTTCCTTGTAAGGGGGACGCGCCCGCCACGAGGGCGGACGCTTCCTTAGTGCTCAACAATTGTTAAGCGCCTTTTGCAAATGACTCGGCGTGTCTTACGCCAACGTCGACCA